CCCATGCACCCATGCACCCATGCACCCATGCACCCATGCACCCATGCACCCATGCACCCATGCACCCAGGGGCTGCCGCTGTGCATGCTTAAAGTTTGCTTAACAGCATGCTCAGTGAATGCACGTTCTGTGCAAACACACCCGCCTTCACTTATTCGGTTGAATGCGCTTTCAACGAAATAATCGTGCGCGACGGGGCCCCTGCACCGAAAAAACTACGCGCGGGGGACGAAGAGCCCGGAAAAAACAAGTTTTTAGATTAACAAAACATGAACGCTTCGTTAATCTGGCGTTAATGTTGATATCGCCCCTATGAACGCCCGCCTCGAAGCCGGCTTCCTGCACAGGGGTTGATTCGCAGTTGCGAAATAGTCAAAATGGGGCTATGAGCGACCATGACTTCGAGCTGGACGGCGACGGAACCGTTCGCGCGGCCGAACCCGCAAAAAAGAGCCGCAACTGGGGTGGCGCCCGCCCGAACAGCGGGCCGAAACCAAAGGGCTACAAACCCCCTCCTGAAAAGGTTGAACTTGACGTTGAACGCGCGCAGCACGAGCGCATCAAGCGCCAGCGTGCGGAGTTCGACTTCGAGGTGCAGAAGCAGAACTACGTGCCGCGCGATGTGGTGCGGCAGGCGACGGCCACGATCTTCTCCGGCATGGTGCAGACCATGCGTTCGCTCTCTGATAACCTGGAGCGCCAGGGCGTCGCGCCGGAGGTGTGCGTCAAGGTCGACGCAGCGGTGAACGAAGTGCTCGCCCAGGTCGGCCAGGACCTGCAGATGATCGGGGGCGTGGATTGAGCTACGACTTCGACGAAGCTCTCGTCTCCTGCCTGCAAGACATCTGCACCTCCCACCACGCATTCGCGCCGCCGCAGGCGACCAGCGTGGCCGACGGCGCGACGCAATGCCTCGTGATCCGCCAACCGGGCATGGCAGGCGGGCCGTGGGACCCGAACGAAACGCCCTACATGGTCGAACCCATGAACATGCTGGCGAGCCGGGTGCACGAGGCCGTGGCCTTCGCCGGGCCGGCGCGCACGGGCAAAACCGCGGGCATGCTGCTGGGCGCCATGGCGCACTTCGTCTGCAACGACCCTGGCGACATCCTGTTCATTCAGATGACGCAGGACAAAGCGCGCGAGTTCTCGAAAACCGACGTGCGGCGCGCGGTGGACTACTCCCCGCGTTTGACCTCGATGCTCAGCAGCAACGCGAGCGACCGCAACACGCACGACATCATGTTCAAGCACGGGATGTGGCTGCGCATCGCGTGGCCGACCGTGAGCAACGTCAGCGGCTCAACATATCGCTTCGCGTTCATCACTGACATCGACCGCATACCGAACGCGGAAAACCTCGACGGTGAAGGCCCGCTGTTCAACCTCGCACTGAAGCGCACCACGACCTTCATGTCGCGCGGCATGGCGCTGGCAGAGTCCAGCCCCGGCATCGAACTCACAGATCCCGGCTGGAAACCCGCGACGCCGCACGAGGCGCCACCGGTCACGGGCATCCTCGGCATCTACAACCGAGGTAATCGCAAGCGCTGGTACTGGCGCTGTCCGCACTGCGACGACGAGTTCGAGGCGTCGCCGGGCCTGGAGCTGTTCAACCTGCCGCCCGAGGAAGAACTGCTGGAACTGGTTCGCACGGCGGACATAGCCGACATGGCGAAGACCTACGGCTCGCGCATCTACCCGCCCTGCTGCGGCGCGGAGATCCCCCGCACGATGAAGCCGGCCCTCAACCGCGGCGGCCGGTGGATCAGCGAGGCCGAACGGCTCGGTCGCCCCGATGACGGCTCGAAGATCGCGAGCTACTGGCTCGGCGGTGTGGCTGCGGCCTACCAGGGCTGGGAGTCGCTGATCCAGCGCTACCTGCTCGGCCTGCGCGAGTACGCGCTGAACGGCAGCGAGGAGGTGCTGAAGGCCACGGTCAACACCGACCAGGGGGCGCCGTACATGGCGCGCCACCTCGTCGAGAGCCGGGCCAAGGCCAGCACGCCGCAGGATCGGGCGTCCGACATCGAACGCTACATCGTGCCCGACTGGACCCGATGCGTCGTGGCGGCAGTCGACGTGCAGGGTGGCACCCAGGCGCGCTTCGAGGTCCAGGTGCACGCCGTCGGGCCGTACCTCGAACAACAACTGGTGGACCGGTTCGCCATCAAGCTCTCGAAGCGCGAGGGTATGGGCCAGGACTTCGCGCCGATCGACCCCGCGGCCTACGCCGAAGACTGGGATCTGATCCGCGACAAGGTGCTGCAGTCAACCTACCGCACCAACGAAGACGGCCGCGAGATCATGGTCGCGCTGGTGGTGGTCGACACGGGCGGTGAGAACGGGGTGACCGACCGCGCCTATGCGTTCTGGCGCCGCATGCGCGACCAGGGCCTGAGCGATCGCGTCATGCTCTACAAGGGCGCGAGCCCTATCGGGGCGCCGATCCTGCGCAAGAGCAAGGTGGGCGCGCGCAACGAGCGCGACAAGGGTGACGTGCCGCTCTACGTCTGCAACCCCAACCTACTCAGCGACGCCGTGAGCGCCGGCCTGCGCCGGGCGGTGCCGGGCCCAGGCTTCTTTCACTTCCCGAAGGCCAAGCACCCGATCAAGAACCCCGGCGGCTGGCTCCCACAGGCGTTCTTCGACGAACTCTCGGCCGAGGTCCGCGGCAAGAACGGGGTGTGGAGTCAGGTGCGGCCGCGCAACGAGTCGTTCGACTTGTGCCGCATGATCCGCGCCGGCCTGCTGCGCCTGGGGCTCGACAAGGTGAAGGACTGGGGCAAGGTCGTGTCCTGGCTGCAGGCGCTGCCGGCCAACTCGCTCGTCATCCACGCGGAGGCGCGGCGCGAGATGAAAGCGACGGCCGCACCCGAGCCGGAGAACGAGGAGATGTTCACCCCAGCCGTGCGCCTACCTGTGGCGAAGAAGAAACGCCGAGCATTCGCATCGCCGTACCTCGGGTAAGCACCTAGTTGACAGATTGCGCGATTGCGACAGAATCAGATCCAAGCCGAAACCTGAGTAGTCGAAGGAAATCCAGAGGGGGTCCACACCAAAGGAAAGTACGACGGGGCGAAAACTGCTAGGCTTTAGACAGCCCGGATAGACGGCCTTGAAGAATTCGTTCTTCAAGAGGTTGTTCGACACGGAGTTAGCACCGTGGGGCGTCGTACCCCTTTATCGAGCAACCCCTTGAGGGACGAAGAGCAGCCTCACGGCTGACTCCCAACTGCGGGCGCGCAGGTTAATCTCTAGCCCGGTTCGCGGAACTACCGGAAACATTCCGACCCAGAGCCTCACGGCTTTCGGGAGAGCCCGCTGCACCGCGAGTTCCCCCGAGCGCCGCCACCAGTCGAACCTCTGTTCGCTTTCCTTCTCCTAGGGCTGTTGCGGCGGTGGCGCTCGATCCTCTCCCTGACCGTCGTTCCCCTCCAGTTGCGACGGTTTGAACCGGCTCCGGCCGGTTTCTTTTTTGCCCGTTCGCGGCATTTCCGACGAAACCCTCTGAATTTCGTCCGAAATCGTGCCGCAGGCGTGGGCCTTGTCGAATCTGCGACATTGCGGCCCACTATGGCAGTCACCCAGCAAGACATCGACAAGCTGAACGCGGCGATCAAGTCCGGGGTCCGCTCGGTGACGATCGGCGGGATCACCACGATCTACAACACCACCGAGTCGCTTATCAAGGCGCGCAACGACATGCAGGACCAGCTCAACGCGCAGAACGCGCAGAGCCAGCCGCGCAAGTCGAAGCAGATGCAGCTCTACAGCACCGGACGGGGCTTCTGATGGAAAAGCGCCCCGGCCGCCCGGCGAGCATGGAGACCCGAATCGCCCGCGCTGTCGCGGGCGTTCTCGCTGAGCCGACCGTCACCACGCCCCAGGGCAAGGAAGTGCGCAAGTTCAGCGCCCGCTACAACGCGGGCGGCTTTGGCAAGCGCATCGCCGGTTGGAACCCTGGTGGGGCCGGGCCGAACGCTGTTCTGAGCGGCCTGACCACGATCCGCAACCGGGCGCGCGACACGTCGCGCAACGACTGGTCGGGCGCCTCGTTCCTGCAGAAGTGGGAAACGAACCTGATCGGCGTCGCCATCACGCCTCGCTTCAAGCGGCTGGCCGGCGCGCGCCGTCAAGAGGTCACCGACATCTGGACCGACTTCGTGGCGTCCAGCGACGCCGATTGCGTGCTCGACTTCTACGGCCAACAGACCCTGGCCGTGCGCTCGTGGTTCGATGGTGGTGAGGTGTTCATCCGCCGCCGCAACCGCGAGATTGGTGAAGACTTGCCGGTGCCGATGCAGGTCCAACTGCTCGAAGCGGAGATGTGCCCGCTGTTCGACGCAGAGACCTACGAGGGCCTGCCGAAGAACCACGTCATCCGCCGCGGTATCGAGTTGAACAAGCGCGGCAAGCGCGTGGCGTACTGGTTCCACAAGCAGCATCCTGGCGACATCCAGGCCAGCACCAGCCCCGTCGCGGGGACACTTGTGCGCGTGGCCGCGAGCGAGATCGCGCACCTCTACAAACCGTTCCGCCCGGGGCAACTGCGCGGCGTGCCGATGATTACCTCGGTGCTGACGCGACTGCGTGATGTCGAGGACTTCGACGACTCTGTGATGACCCGGCAGAAGCTGGCGAATATGTTCGTCGGCTTCCTGGTCAAGAAGCTGCCCAAGCTGGTCGGCGACGAGGACATCAACGCGCTGTCGGGGCTCGAAGAGGCGACCGATGAGAACGACCGCCAACTGGTCGGACTTCAGCCCGGCCTGCTGCAAGAGCTGGACGACGGCCAGGAAGTGCAGTGGTCGAACCCTCCCGAGGCCGGCACGACCTACAGCGACTACATGAGGACCCAGCACCTCGGCACCGCCGCGGCTGCAGGCATGCCCTACGAACTGTTCTCGGGCGACATCAAGGATGTCAGCGACCGCACGCTGCGCGTCATCATCAACGAGTTCCGCCGGCTGGCCGAGCAGTACCAGTGGCAGCACATCATCCCCATGATGTGCGTGAAGGTCATGCGCTGGTTCGCGGAGAGCGCGCTGCTCGCCGGCCAGATCAGCCTCGACGAGTTCGACGACGTGCGCCGCGCGGAGTGGTCGCCGCACGGCTGGGCACACATCCACCCGGTGCAGGACCCGCAGGGCAAGGAGCTTGAAGTCAAAGCAGGCTTCCGCAGCCGCTCCAGCGTCATCGCGGAGCGCGGGGACGACCCCGAGGTGGTGGACGCCGAGCGCGCGGCCGACCTGGAGCGCGCGAAGGAGATGGGCCTGTTCGACGACCCGACCGGGCGCCTGGATGCGAACGGCAAGCCTATCCCCGAGCCGACCCAGGACGACCCCAACGCGCAGGACGACGAAGAGCCGGTGCAGAACTCGCTGCTGCAGGCGTTCGCGCGCATGGAGGCAGCGGTCAACGCCCGCGCGCAGGCCCCGGCGCCCGCGCCGGCCGCCCCGACGATCAACGTCACGAACCACCTGCCGGCCGCCACGATCCACAACGCGATCGAGACCCCGGCACCGCGCGTTGACGTGCATGTCGAGGCACCGAACATCGAGATGCCCGCGCCGGTCGTCAACGTGCAGAACAACGTCGAGCCGACCCCGGTGAACGTCGAAGTGCAGTCGCCCAACGTGGCGATCCACAACGAGGTGCAGCCGGCCGAGGTCAAGGTCAGCCTGCCCAAGCGCAAGAGCGAGACCACGGTGGCGCGCGATGGCGACGGAAACATCAAGCGCAGCACGACCATCGAGGAAGACATCGAATGACCCGCGACATCCGATCGCTGGTCCGGGGCGACCAGTCCCGCCCGCACCTGGTGGTCGCCTTCGCCCGCCGCCACGGCATCGCTCCGTTCCTGACCCGCGCCGCGCGCCCCGGCGGCAAGTGGGGGCACACGGCACTCTGGGACGAGGAGCGCCGAGCATTCAACGAGGCGCTCGTGTTCAAGGGCGTGGTCGAGACCCCGCAGGAGCAGTGGTTCTCTCGATACTCCGCGCACGACTTGATTGCGGTCCCGTGCCCGCAGCCCCGCAAGGGCGTCGAGTTTGCCCGCGCAGCGGTCGGCTGCGGGTACGACTACCGGGGTGCCTGGAGCGTGCTGTACCGGGGCGACTGGCAGGATGGCCACCGCCTGTACTGCAGCGAGAAGGAGAACCTTTCGCTCATGGCCGCCGAGCTGCGCCTGTTCGCCGACCACCAGCGCGGCATCCACCCCCATGACCTGTGGCGCGTCTGCGCTGCGTTCGCCCCATGAAGCACTGGATCGTCACCCGCATCGCAGATAACGAGATCGTCTACCGCTACCAGCACCCCGAGGCTGTCGAGTGGGATGGCATGGAGTTCGCCACGCACAGCCACACCGAGGAGGTGCAGCCAGAGGTAGAGGCCCCACCGCCAGAGGTGCGGCACATCACCAAGCTGGCGTTCCGGAACCGGTTCACCCAGACCGAGAAAGCCATGATCGAAATTGCTGCGCTGGACAACCCAGCCGCACCGATGCAACAGCGTGCGCAGGCAGCCGGCCTGCGAGCCTCAATGAAGGACCAAGAGGTGGCGCAGTACATCGACCTGAGCCGCCCTGAGACGCGGGCAGGGGTGCAGGCAC